GGGGCATACCCACGAAGGCCATTAGTACGAGACGGTGGACGAGAAACATTTTATTTCGAATACAACACCGACGGTATCCTCTAAGATCGTGGGTAGGAACTTCTTCCCATCCGTACCCACGATCTCGTTCAACAATACCGAAGTTTGAAACTCGGTATGAATTTTCCCAAGGGACCAAAGCATAGGTTACTTCCACGAATAACATCTACACCAACACCAGATGTTATTCAAGAACTATCTTTAAGTAAGTTGGCTTGGTGCCCAGTGTTCGTTAGCCCCCAGCACCGTACCCGCACGCCAGTCGATTGCTTCCTGAACCGTCTTACAGTTCGGATGCACCCCCTCAACGTGCCATACTCCGATAGAGGGATTCTTCATTTTCAAATACCTTGCGTTCGGTACCTCGGGTAGGTCGACGTTGAGCAGCTCGTAGTCGCCTACCGTATCGAACGTCTTGCTCTTAAGCTCGCCTAGCAAAGCCTCGATACCCACCTTCCGGATCAACTCACGCCGAATCTCGGCATTCGGTTCGGCCAGCACCACCTTCGCATCAAGCCGGTCGGGCAGCACATACTTCGCAGGCGTTGCTACACCATTGAGGAAGTACAGTTCAACACCATCACGGTATACCTTCGCTGGGCCGCGATCCCGATGCAAGCGGTTCGCTGGGTTGGTCGTCAGATGAAACTCCGCGGGACGCTCGCAGACTACACAGAAATCAGGCGTCATAAACCTGAACTCCGATAGGATCATCAAAGTCTCCCAAGGCTTGTAGGTTTCGTAGAGGTCAGCCGGTACGCCATACTCTGAGTCGAGCTTCGCGACATCGCGACAGAACTCCATATAACAACCCTCTTCGGACTCGGCGTTACCGGAATGAAACTCGGTGGACGCAAACTTGACGAACTTTTCTGTTTCCTTATACCGCTTCAGCTCATGAAGATAAGGTACAAACCGGGCGTCTACTGGCGTACCCCGGTCAACGTGACGATTCTTATCGACCGTGACGAACTCAGAACCGACAGCGATGTTCACCATCGCTGCGAACGAAGCCAACTCGGCACAGACGGATGCCTTCTTGAGTTCGCCTTGCAGAATAGCCTCGGCCCAACCCGCCACGTACATGCCGTAGTTACACCCCGGTGCGATCACCACACGAGGATTCTCGCTCAGGTTAGCAGTCTTGTCGCGCTTGTTGGTATTAATATACATCTGCTTGACAGCAACGTGTATATCGATACGCTCGTCATCAGTGAGCGGCTTCGTATTGAACGCATTCGCGACCCACTTTTCAACGAGTGCTGGAATCAGCGCCTCGTGCTCTTTTGTCAATGTATACTTCTTAACGTTTGTGCTCATATATTTTCCTACAATGTTTAGCTAAAAATTTCCCTAACGTGAAACTGAATCCCGACACTAGAGATAGTGCGGAGAACAGTAATAAAAGTTTAAGTGTTACCATAAAAAGAAAAATGCCCGCATGAAGATAATGCTGGTGTGGTGCCCCATCATAGTAAGAGGATGAACCCGACGATAGATCCCGAAGTTTGGGAACGTATTTAATTCCCGGTAGGAATCCGGTCTTATAAATCGACTGAAGGGCGGCGTCATGGCGTAATTACAATTTGACTTATGTACCAGCAGACCAGTTCGATACGGTTCCGAACGATACCTATGATCGAGTGAACGTCTTCGTCACAAGACACCTCTTCGATTTCAGATCGGAAGAATGCGGTGGGTCTACTAAAGCGATTCATAAACGGGTTGCCGAACAAGTTGCTAATCTGGAGGACAAACAGATCCGGGTAAACACCACCAGAGATGTCCTCCGGCGGACCCCACCGAAAACTACAGAGCGAAGTATCGACCGTATTGTTGTAGAACGAAGCCTTTTAAATCGATTCATAGAGAAGATCCCTCGACGAGAGCCAAGTTCCACCGGACTGTTCCGACGGATATACTTTACTAAAGGTTAACGAACCCACCAAATCCAACAAGTGTTGTTCGACTTCGTGGAATACGGTAAGGCGGTAGAAGCGGTTCATAGTCTTACCTCTGCTTTAAGTAGCCGGTGGATAATAGTACAATAACTATATCCCGAATAATCGTATACCTGGAACTGCATTTTTGTCATTCGGTTCATGGTCTACACGGCGTTCTCGTCCACCAAGTAGGGATCTGACAAAGAATCCAAGATCGATAACCGATAAACCATATAGGGGTTCGAATAACCTTGTTAGCTTCAAAGCGGTTCATAAACTAGAAAAGAACTTCGACGAAATCAACCAACCCATTCCGGAGCGTTGCGCAAATCTACGAAAAATTCCTATGTACGGGAAATCGACATTTTGTCGATTAAGCAACCGCTTAAATCGGTTAGCCTTCATTGCCCTACTCCTTTGCGGCACTTCTCGCGTACTCCCTCCGGCACATTTTCAAGTGCCTTATCGATTGCGTATTGCAAGTTCTGCGCGACCTCCGGAAAATCACGGTACCGATAATGAATTTTACATAGTTTGTTCACGAGTCCGACGAATTTAAATTTGTAGTCGGTACTATCTTCAAGCTCAGTACCTTCGGTTAGAGCACTACATTGCGGACAGATAGATAACGGTTGGTCGGAGAATTCCACGCGACCACAATTTTCACAGATGTGTTTCATAAGAAAAAATAAGTTGCACCATAACAAGCGCGGTCTATAGTATAACGAACCCTATCGGTAATAACTAGCGACCGGATGTCAGGGTAGATATCCCAACGACACCGTTTAAGTCGGTTCATAACCCTACAAGATGTGGTAAAAACAGAACGGGCCAACGAGCTGATATGTAATACCTGAAGGATGACATCGGTTCGTACCGATATCGACCGGTCTGGTGGTAACGTTTAAAGCGGTTCATCGAACGGAGATCCTTTGTCCTCATAGGGGGCAACCTCAGAGTCTTCTGGCATCTGGTTGGCGTTCTTGTCAGCTGCTCGCAGAAAGGCTATCACTTCCGAAGCCGACACTATGCCGGGAGCCGTGTCGACCACAATGCCGTCGGCTAAAATTTCAACCCCAGTATCTGTGTGTCGTGTAGAATATGTCATAAAAATAATTTATTTCCCGCTTAATTAGAAACCGTTCGCTGAGTGGCCCGATAGATTGCCCCATAGATTGCCTCGTAGGTTGCCTCGTAGGTTGCCCAATAGGTTGCCCGATAGGTTGCCCAATAGGTTGCCTCGTAGGTTGCCTCGTAGGTTGCCTCGTAGGTTGCCCAATAGGTTGCCTCGTAGGTTGCCCGAGAGGTTGCCTGACAGGCTGCCTCGTAGGTTGCCCGAGAGGTTGCCCAATAGATTGCCCGCTTAGTTGTGTTAAAGCGGTTCATTAGGTATTGTCTCCGTCACACCTCGATAAGTCACCCCGGCGTCTTCGACCAGCGTATCCTCGATAACCCGGCACATACCCTCGTAGAGTTCCCAAGCTTTATCGACCACGGCTCCCTGTAAAAAGTGTTCCCAATCCATGAAAGGAACCCGCGCTTCATCGTAGGTTATCTGCATTTGGTCTAGATTATCTGTAGCCCACTCCGTCAATGAGCCCATCTCGTAGGTTTCTTCGATAACCTCCTCCAACTTCTCGCGCAGAAGATCGTCAAATTCCAACGGGGTTTCATACTTCTTATTAGCAACTACCCCGACACTAAAAGCAACACAGTGAATTAGATGAATAATGCTGGCATCGGGTTTTTCTCCGCACATTTCCCGAAGTAGTTTCTTCGAAAAGTCGCAAGCGGTCTTTTCGAGATGCATGAAACCGTCTTCCGAAGCGTCTGCTTTAAAATCGCTGTCGAGAATTACAAGCTGGGCAATGGTCCTTAAAAAAAGTTCTTTCATTTTATTGAAGATTAAAATACGCATTCCATTGCTCATCTTCAGTCATCTGCACACCTCGATCCCGGGGGACGGTAATCCCCCTAGGCCAACTCTTAACACCTTGTACTTTAGGCCAATCAAGTATCGACGAAGAAAACAAATTCCCCGGTTGTTGAAATCGAGCAACCTCTTGTACGAGATTATTACTCCACTCAATCGGAAAAGGTATATCCGAAGGAGTAGTAATCATGTCTTTCACGATGTCCTCATGAAATTTACACGGGATGTGCGTAAGATCCACGCAGTCAAACCAATCGGAAAGCACAACCGAACCCGTCTCCGTGGAACCCGCCCGCTTCAGAGTCATGTCTGGATTCAGTTCCCCAGCAATATTAACCACCGCTCGCGCATGGATGTCGTAAGTAGACTTATCCAACGTACCCACAGTGATATGCAAACCGTTCACCGCTGCGTTGACTTCATCGTTCTTGTCGACTCCGCTTTGGAAAGCCCCCATACTACAATGGTGGTGCACCGAACCGAAGTGGACCCAATTATCGTCGAACATTGCATCAGTAGCTGCCCAGAGTTCAGAAGATGGTAGTTCCCTTGTGGTCATACCGCTATTCTTAGACTGCGGAAACGCCCAGAACTTGAAGAGGCCGGTAGTCTTATGCCGGTATAGGCGTACTTGGCACTCAGACCGGTCGGCTTTAAAGACTGAAGCAAAAAAGGACAATACCTGCTGCCAATCTTTTAGCGGTATCTTCGGCCCGTGATATCGTACCGATGGAGCTGACGTAACCGCCTGCGTTTTCAGCTCGACGGGGATTTGGAACTCGTTGTGATCGAGGAACTCGAATACTTTATTTCCGTGTGTAATCAACATGTTAGTTAATTTTTTCTTTCGTTTCTTTGCGGACATTATAGAAAGATTGTAGCGTGAAGCGTGAAGCGTGCCGGTGGTTACTACTTAGCTGGTAGCGTGGTTAGCCATATAGTTTGGATACAGCTCCGTCACATAAGCCAATAAGGAATCCAAATTCCCGTCAACGGGGGCTCGTAGCAATGCCCCGGAGAAATCAAATTCCGCGAGTGTGTCGTATCTAACTCCATACTGGGGCTCTCCCGTTTTTTTCAACCGGTATTTCCGAGCAGGTATACCCCGAAGATACTCGGCAACTTTTCCCCCGGCAACCGTACTCACTGGCAGCTCTACTTCTGTCTCGTAAACGTCGTCGCGGGAAAAATAAACGTTACCCGAAACTCGTCGAGTGACTTCAATCTTAACGGCCATCGTAGTACCGTCGGAGATCTCGTCGTCCTTAACGGCGGTGTCTAAACACCTATCGACTACTTTCTGAGGAGTCGTCGGGGTCTTGACATAAACGACGTGATCGTAGATAGGAACTCGAATTTCTTGTAGATATGTTTCCCACTCTTCTGTGGTATTAAAGTCGGGCGGAATCGCTTTTACGAGATTACAAATAATCTGCTTAGTGATCTGAGACGCCGGGTGGGAGATGATCAGGTTTTTAAGTTGACCGGGAACGTGTTCCCACAACGATTGTGTTTTTGTGGAACCCACGCAGGTCGCGTCGGGGGTAGTGACAAACTGTAAATAAATTCTGTTCCCCCCAGGTAACAAGTAATCCTGCACATACGTCCTCCCCGATAGCCTGTTTGAATTATAAGCCCCCAAGCTAAACAAAGAGGTGTTATCGTCCGCCTTCCTCGCCCCGCTCAAAGTCTTTGCTACAATGACTAGATGATTCTCGCGATACGGGTATAAACAAATATAGTTGGGATTCGTGTCGTGGGGTAAGAGGATGATCTTCAATCCTCGCTTCATCAAATCCGCATAGTTTTGCGGGAAGCAGAATAGATACGGATTCAAGCTATTCCCGCCAAGCGGGTTGGGGTTTTCGGATTCGTCATTCATAATTTTTCGACATTGTTGTTTTAAAAGATCCCGCCGACCAGAGGTGCTCGACTGGGGTACAGTTCAGAATCACCTCGTCGTTTAGTAGTGGGCGAGTATGGATAAACCAATACAAATGGCTGATAGCCAGTTGTGCGGCGATTGCATTAGCCAATGCTAACTGCGGAGAAGCTGTTACCGCAGCCCCAGTGCAACCTCGTGGGCGGGTTGGGTCGTCGGCCGTGTCGGACAGTATGGCCGGATAACGAATCCTAGGATCGAGCTTAGTACCGCACCATTCCGGTAGGTACAGAATCGCCTGAGATTCTGTGTACTCGTTCATGGCCAACACCGTCACGCAGCCATCCGAGTCTGCGGCCATCAAAGCAGCCTTCCTAGCCGGGTGATTATCGACGGCGACAATCAAGATATCGGAGGGAGAGAAAGTCTCCGCGCCATAAGTGAAGTACTGCGGGCGAGACTCGCCGCCAACGAGTTGAGATAATGCCGAGGCTTTATTTAGCCCGATCTGTTCCTGCTTGAACAACTGCCGATCCAAGTTACGTTCCTCAAGTGTGTCGCCATCCCAAAGAATAATCGACTCTTGCGGAAACGTTTTAACCAACACGGGAGCCAGATAAGATCCGACCCCACCGCAACCAATCAAATGTATGTTCATTATGGTAGTTAATTAGTTAGTGAAGTTAAGAGCTGTGCTAACTAGCGTAGGTAAGCTGCGAAATTTTTATAGGATGGCTCACCCGGAATTGGAGCAGCACTTTTAAAAATCTTCGTCTGAACGTGGACGACTAAAGCGTCAATTAATGCTTCCGTTTCTCTGAAGGTCTGATCTTCGGAACAGTCGTACTTCTGTCTAAAAGATACGAGTGTGCTTCGTCCCCTCGGGGTGATCAACCAAAGCAGCAACATCGTAGCCGAACGAGATTTAGTATCTCCGGAAACGGGAAATCCGATAGGGTCGTCATTGCAATAGGACAACAGGCGTTCCAAAATCGAATCGTCGCCCTCTTCGGTAAGAAGATCGTGTAGTTCGTTACTCATAAAATTAGTTACTCGTGTTGTTATAGTGGCTCTGTTATAGTGGCTCTGTAAATCTTACCGAGCCAGTTATACGTTTCGTTCGAAATCGATACCAAGTTCGACCGGTCAAAAATACCACACGTCACTAGAGTTCCTTCGGGGGTGAACTCCAGCAGGTCGTCGAAAACTCTGCCATTAATGAGGTCTGCATTCCACGGAGACTCTTCGAACAACTTAACCAGTAGACCGACCCGCTCCGAGATTAGACCTGTGTGGTTTCTAATCGTCAAGACGCCGTCTCCGCTGCACAGCTTGCCGTCCTCGTAGGTGTTCGGAAGCGGGAGTTTATAGATTCCACGTTCGTCTATATAAACAAGGTAACATGCGTTGACCTCGGAGTTCCAAACCATATAAACCTGATTCGGTGGAAGCGGAATCTCGAATGCAGCGTCGGCGGTAAGCGACTCGGTATCCCTCCCAAAAGTGGGAGTGAGCAAATTATTATCTTTGATTTTATAACGGGTGTTTAAAACCACCCGCTTTAAAGCAAAGGCAATAGAGACAAACCCGTTGGCCGCACGAAGATGAACCGGTGTTCCTTCGTAATCAAAAACATTGGTTATCTCTGCCGCTGTACGAACCGCCAACCGGCGTATAATTTCGTCGGGATTCACGGATCTCGAAGTAATGATTCGTCTGCGTTCAATCCCATCGGGGGTTAGAACGAATTCAGTTATATCGGGCATAAAATGGAAATCTAAAAGTGGGTGACAACAAGGGATTAACTTTCGTTGTCAGAGGAGGGGGCGGACGGATATGAACCGACATTCAACGCTTGTCGCGCTGTCTTAACCTTAGACGACGCCCCCGTAAAATCGAACTAACCGTAATAGGCTTCAGAGTTCTATCACGGTTAGTTTGTGCGTAAAACGAAAGCGTTCTTACGCCTTCGACTGAGCGGCGGTCTCGAAGACGAGCTTCGAATTGTCGACGACAACGGTCTCGTCGGACAACTGAAGGCCGTTCGACTTAGCCGTGACTGTCTTGCCGAAACACAGAACCGCCTGGATGTTCGGATCGTTCTTCAAGGTTCCAACCGTTGTGCCCGTCTTGACTTCATTCAGGGTGACTTCGTTGGTACCGTATGCGAGTGTAACTTTCATATCTTATTTTTGGTTTTATTTGGTTAAGTCTCTAACGTTAAGAAACCGCTCCAAAGTGAACAGCGAGTTAGGCTGTTCACTTTTAAGGGGTTATCCCAAGACTCCGAACCCCGGGGTATCATCAGGTTAATTGGTAAACCAGCATACCCCGCCGGTCTTTCATCCCTTTTAGATCGTCTTCAAGACGTTTAATTTCCTCTTCGACCGAGAAAATTGATTTGTCTAGGGAGTCAAGTTCTCTCCGAGCAAAATACTTTGGTTCGGCTACCTCGAACTCTTCGTACTCTTTAGGAGTCATCCAACCGTAACCTGTGGAGGCCTTCACCAAAGTAGCCTCCCCGGATTCGTCAGAGTGTTTATCATTAAACGTTTTCGTGTTCATTGTGTGACCTTGGCTTCCCTGTCGAGTTCTTGAAATCGAAGATTTAATTTCTGGTAGACTAACATGCCGCGTCGATCCTTCGTTGTCGCCAGATCTTCGGTCGCCTGTCGAATGTTCTGCTCGATCTGCGGAATCCAACTGTCAATCGACTGGATCTCTTGGTCGATCAGAAACTCTCGCGTCTTTCGGTACCACACCTCTAAATCGGCTTCGGGTATGCTCTTGGCCTGCTCTTGGTAGAACGGTGGCAATTCTTTTATATTCATAAGAAAAAGTAAAAATAGATTACATAGATCCAGCTAGAGAATCCGTGGAGAGACATCCACCAGAAACTGTGGTTAGCCGAATAGGAAATTATCATGGCGATGACACAACCGGTTTCGATTGCGTCTTTAATTAGTCTTCGGTTCATGATTGATCGGGTTGTACTTGCGTTTGCGTAGTGACGATAGCATCGAGCAGGCGTCGGAGTATGACTTCGCTTGCCTGCTGGAGAGTAGATATTGAATTTTAGCTTCTGTGCCCATCGTGGACCAGTCAGAGCGGAAGACTATGTGACGCATGGGGATTAATCGTTATCGTCGGGAGGAGCAACTTGACTAACAAAAACGTCAACGCGGGATTTCAGATCAGAGTAAGAGTCGGCGTAGTCTTCCGCTCTCTCGGCCCAGTAGTTAATCGCCTCGACAAACGCTTCGTCGCGGGTTTTCTCCCGCATCCCGATATTCATTCCGGCACGCTCATCGTATAGCCACCAGCTATTAGTGCGACACCCGGAATCCGGGTGACACTCCGAAAGGGTCAGGTGCTTGGACAACTTAATACTTTGAGTGGGTGGACGGATCATGGTTTGTGACGCATTTAAACGGTGGCGGTAAGGTGACGGAAAGTCGAAATCCGAACGAGAGGAAACGTTCCTTTCGTTCGGAAGTGCTCAGTCGGTTTGGTGTTCTGCCACGCGGTACTCAATCAGCGGGCTTTGGATCACCACTGCATCGAGGAAGCACTGTGCGTTTCCGCTGCTTGTGAATTTCGCTGCCCGATGAATATCGAAAACCCAATATGGGTTTTCCCCCACGAAACTAAGATATATCGGGGCTGATACCGGCCCCGACTCGACTAGCCAAAAGATCTTTGCTTGGGTTGCCATGGTTCGTTCTATGCTGGCCAAATGTACTCTAAGTCTATCGGAACCCCCGGAAACTTTGGCATATAATAGCCGGGGTCTTTACGGATTAGGTTAGATTGGTGCGACAGACAAAACTGTTCTGTAAGCCAAGAGGGTTGTCCATTACAAACCGTACCTTGTCTGTCCAAAAACCAATCGAGTTGTGCATCCTGATAACCACGCCGACGCCATTCGGAACAAATGGCGATACCGTAGAGACATAATCGATGCTGATAACCGCGCCACATTTTAACGGCAGGATGATGCTGCCAACCGTAATCGGGGTTAGTGAGAGCGAGAAGAATCTGTTTGGCTTCGACCCGCTATTTACCTAATCGACGATAGTCCAACACTGAGGCGGACTGATCGTAGTCGGGATACGGTAAGAAGGTTTGCATTGTTCAGCGGTTAGCCGCTGATTTGATATCGTGCCTAACCCGCAACCCACGGATCTCGGTATCCCGCCAGTTGCGGACTGTGTTGTAATGAATCCCGGTAGACTCAGAAACATCAATCAAGCGTTCATCGTTAGACAAACGCCTAACAACGTCTCTCCGTTGGGATGGATCGAACCGTGTTCGTTTGAACTCAGCAGTCTCCAAGGACGACACACGAGCGAAGAATTTAGGATCGAGTAACTGTTCAGCGCAACGCAGGATGCTTACCACCTGTTCGCCGGGTTCGGCTTCGATTAGGTTAAACATAAAAATCTATTGTTCCAGCGATAATGAACATCGCGAAGATGAGGGCTAAGTACAGTTTAGTTTTCATATTAATCGTTGATCGATCTGAAGTACTGTTCGGCCATACAGAGTAACAAGAAGCGGAAGTTTTGTCGTTCCTCGTCATCTAAGACGACAAACCACTGTCGCATTTTCAACCCGTCGGCTGTGATATCGCGAGGAAATAGTCGACTGAAGTTCTTTCGTTGTTTAGAAGGAAGGTCGGAGTAAGAATTTACCCCGACCGCTCTGTCTATAGCAAAACAGCTATGCGTTTCGTCTTCAAACAGACTGTACCTCAAATAATTTCTAGCTACCCGGCAAGCTTTGGATGTTTTCATATGTATCTTGTAGTTTCTTAGCGTGTTCCCATATCGTGCCACAAGGATCGCGCAACTCGTGGTTAAAATCCACGTACTTTTTCTTCCAAACGTCACGTTCTTTTGTGAGCGTCGCGATAGTTTCTTCAGATATCGTGTTGGGTGACATATTTCTCGAACCCTTTCATCGTAGAGTACTCTTCCCGCTCAGATTTCGTCATCCAAGCATAGCCGCCGTTGACTTGAACCAATTCAGACTCACCAGAGTCGTCGTTGTGTTTGCTGTCGAACCGTGTATTTTTGTAGAGTAGAGAGACTTTCATAGATAAAACAGAACCTACAACCTTACTGGGGGTGTGGGTTCTAGCTTATCTACAGAAAACCCCGTAAGCCGTTGTAGCCTACGGGGTTAGATCCGTAATCTCGGGGTCGATCTTAACGATTCGAACTGTGACGGAGTACGAACGGCGGGAAGTACAGACCGTACTTCTCCCCGCTCAGTCGAACACCCAGCTTCGACACCTCTTTCACTTCGAACTTACGCCCGACGCAGCGACTCATCTGCGGGCGAAGCCAAGCAGCTTTAGTCTTTTCACCCTTAGCAGGTGAACGACTCACGATCACCTTATCGCCGATTCGGATCGGTCGCGCAACGACGCACTTCTTCTTTTTCATATATTACCTTTATCCGGACTGTTTCTTGTTGTAGTACGCACAAAGCGAAAAGTAATGCCACACTGTAGAAATCGAAGGTATAGCGTGTACCTTCTATGTTATAGCGGGTCATAAACGGATGGCTAGATAGACTGCCCCATAGGTTGCCCAACAGGTTGCCCAACAGGTTGCCCGATAGGTTGCCTCACGGGTTGTGCTAGAGCGGTTCATCGTATGATTCGTTCGACCCGGCGTACTCCGTGGTCGGCTCTTCTGGAGTAACGCGATAACTTCGTTTAATTCGTTAGAGGACTCACCGATTCACCGCTCGTCGTGTTGACTGCACACGTGTTTAACGTGGTTGATGAGTTCGAGGATTTCTTGAGTTTCAGATTTCGTTTTCATAGTAAACTGATAAACAGAGTGGGGTACAATGCTTGTATCTTCATCGGGCACCCATGCCTCGACGAACAACGAACCTGCCCGACTCAAGATTATGTCGGGATAAGCCGCTATTAATTGGAACAGACGAAGCCGGTTTAGACTATAAAGCTTCATACCGGGTTTATCGTACCTTCGAAAATAAATTGAATTTTTTCGTCGGGGTGCGCTTCACGAAGCTCGTCGAACAAACTATCCTTATCGAACGCCTTGACGTGCCGATAGAATGCCACAGAGTCCAATGTAAAAACCACGGTAAATTCTTTTTGCAACTTACTCGCCATCCAAGCGCCGTGTCCATGAGCAATCGCATCGCTCATCTCAGCTACGATCATCGCCCGCCCGTCGTCGTCGTTGCGGGGGTTGCGACCGATCCTTGTACCGATATAGTAAGCTATATCAGATTCTAACTGCTTGAGCAGTTCAAGCGTTTTAGCGTTGTAGAGTTGCTGGTTCATAAAAAGGTTTACCACCCGTGCTGCCATAGCTGATTTTTGATCGTAGAGTGATTGGTTTATAAAGAAGTCTTGACCCAGCGGGTTACTAGAAAAACGGGAAAGAAGGTGTGATGAAATATCTCCTCGTCGGTTGGTACCAAATTGGAACCGTATTTACAGGTAAAGCGGTTCATCGAGTTGCCTCACAGGTTGCCCAGTAGGTTGCCTCACAGGTTGCCTCACAGGTTGCCCAGTAGGTTGCCTCACAGGTTGCCTCACCGGTTGCCCCGTAGGTTGTCAGATAGGTTGCCCCGTAGGTTGTCAGATAGGTTGCCCCGTAGGTTGCCTGATTAGTTTTCCCAAAGCGGTTCATCGAGTTACCTCACAGGTTGCCTCGCGGATTGCCTCATAGGTTGCCCCGTAGGTTGCCCGATTAGTTGCCTCACGGGTTGTGCTAAAGCGGTTCATCGAGTTGCCAACCGTAAAGTTTTCAAATTGGCAAGGGTCTCCCTAAGCGCTCCCGTTCTGCCCCGATAATACGCAGTCCAAACCGGATCGTAGGGAGCTAAATACGTATACAAATCGCTGATAACGATTTGAAATTCCACGCGGGCGATCATCGTATCAATCGCCTCGTTTGTGCTGATCGGGTGATAAACCGGAATTGTCGGCTTTGGAAAGCTGGTCGGCGGATTAATCGCCGCCTGACAGGGGAGTAACGATAGAAGCAATAACAGATATTTGGTTTTCATAGTAAAAGCGTTGCGTCGGCTACCGGAACAAGAATCGTAATAGGGGTGCGGTCTCCTTCGTTGTCTATCAAATAAAGCGAAGACCCCTCAACTTCTACAAAAAGATTGTCGCCCTCTTCAAATACCACAGAAAATTCCCGGTGGTCCCCGTCTTCCCACGACACATAAAGAAACTGGTTGGCGGTCTCTCCGACCAGCTCAGATAACTGAGGATACGTTACTGTATAGTCAACGATAATCGCAGAGGCCTTTTCGAGAATCGTGCACGCTTGTTGCAGTGTAATTTTTTTCATGGCGAAATAGAGTCGCGATACCGGAATTTTAGAGTTTTCACCACAATTCTCTTTTTGGTGTCGAGAGAGCGTAAGCGACCATATACTTTTTGTAGGTCGAGGAGTATCTGGTCAACCTCGGATACTAAAAGCGGATCGGGAGTTTTTCCGAGACCAGCAGACTCTGTAAGAGACTCTGAAATCATTTCGAATCTCTGCTTTGAAAGTCCCACCTGAACAAAAGACTCCTCGATCAGATCAATAAACTGTCGTCCCGAAGTCTTCCGGGGAATGTTCCAACCGTCGTATATAATATCGTTCATCGTGCGTGTGGATAGATGAACACGAGCACCAAGATAATTGTCGAGATGCAGAAAGAGAAGATCGACTGAAGGTAGGTGTTCAACGATATCGTCAAACCCACGATTAGCAGATTGATTGTTAGTTTCATTATCGAAATAGAGCCAACACTTGTAAGCGTTGGCAGTTGAACTGTTGTTTAGTAGTAACGGCGCTAGGCCGTCATAAAGGGCGAGTCGGGCCGGGCTTGATTCCGGCTATTGGTGTCTCCTTTGTAAAGCACCGTTGAGGTGTTAGAGACTTTGCGCTTTACTGCAAAACGTGTCCTTCCACGCCGCCGACTCGTAAAGTCTAACAAACCGCCACTCTGTAATAGCGGCTTGGTGGACGTTACCGACCGTAAGCCTGTGTCGTAGCACGATAGGACTTCTTACTCGTCTTACGTTTTGCCGATTTTAGCCCCCGGTGTACCGCCGGTTCGTTTTGTACCGTTAGCATATACTTTGCTGCGTCTCATTTGTTAATGATTAATAGTACCCCAAGACAAATCCCAAGGATAGATACGATCAACCAATGAAATCGGTCGGGCGTCAATCCGAAGGCGATTAAGATTGCGCCGAAAAGCATCAGCGCGACTACAGCTTTAATCAGCTTAACTCCTTCCGCTTTCCGGTCGGCTTTGTACTGCGCTTCGGCGGTTGCCATCGCGTGACTTATCTTCGAGTCATACTCCCTTGGGTCGGGAGGAATTATTTTATCGTTCATGTTTTTTGATGGAGGTAATTCTCCCACCTGTTGAAAATTTCCACTCGACTACTCCGATTATGTCGGAATCGGAAACGAGCTGAATGTCGCGCGTGCGGTCGTTATCGCCTTTGGCAACCCATCTCCCGAAGAAAATAAACTGCCTTCCAATTAATCGGTGACATGTCGGAGTGGTCGAGTAGTTACTCCGATAAAAAACAACAGACCCGCCGCATACGTTATCGGAATCCGGCGGAACGAGGTAAACCATATCCCCAGTGTATAACGTGGGCTCCATACTCGTTCCGTTGACGCGGCTTAAACGCGGACGAGGAATCGGAGCGGCAACTAGGTCGAAGAGTAACAAAGAAAAAAGTAAGCAGCGTTTCACAGTTAAATTGCGTTAAGCAGCCAAAAGAGCGCCCAAGACACGGAGGCGAATTGGATACCGCGTCGGATGCTGACTGTGTAACGGCTGTTATTAGATACCGCGCAAGCGATCATGTTACCGATGATGCTCATCGTGCTCCACAGAGCGACGGCTAAGAATAAACAAGCTAGATATTTCATAGATTAGATTGTAGTCGATAGACATTATCGACTATAGATAAGCTACAAAAGAAAACCGCCCCTCAGAACAATTGAAGGGCGGGATCGATTGATACCTGCATTATCGTAACCAAGCATACCGAAGATAACTATCTGACTTGCGCAGTTCGACTTCGTGGTCGAAGGATCGAACGCACAAACAGATACCGGCGAAGCGAAGGTTGATCGACCGTGCCAATTCTTCGGCTTCCTTAACATTCTCGAACAGGTCGGCTTTGCCGAAAGAACCGAGAAAGTAGAAGTCGGTCCCCTCTTTCTTATAGGCATAACGAGGTTTCAATTCGTTAGTTACGATCAAATACGCAGTCGTAGATAGTGTATTCATAAGCAAATCAGAACCCATATCATATTAGTATATTCATAAGCAAATCAGAACCCATATCATATTGGGCTCTGATTTGACTACAAAAAGAAAACCGCTTACCAGGAGTTAATCCCGATAAGCGGAGTTATAGCAACCTAAGCTTGATGCGGTTGCCGTGTTTTCACACCCAAGCAGTGTGAAGAACTCCCCCTAAGCTAGATGCGGGGGAGTGCAAAGAGCGAATCCTCTAGCTGGATTCGTTTTATCGAGAAACGACCTCTATTCATCGGTTCTCGTTCGATTGCGGATCTAGTCAACGGATAGGATTTGCACCCATCAAGTTTAGATCGAGCAAGCACATTTAAATCGGCCATGTGCAACCGTTCGGTGCTCCACATTCTCAGTGTTGTCTATTGGCACCTCGTCGAACCGGGCATTCTAGTCAGCTACGGAGGACTTTTCGCTCTGGCATTAAGCGTGTGATATCACCTCTCCGACTGCGCAAGACGGGAACTTATCTTAGCCTTGCGCAGTGTCGCGCCGTTTTTGTCGGTTCCGAGACAAATTATAGTATTTGTCAAACTAGACCGATTAAACAGAACAACCTGAGAGGAATATCAAAAGCAGGACAGGGGCAATGCAACATCGTACATTCTGTTTATCCCACAAGCGAATATCAAAAGAAAAACGCTATGATGATCACACTCAGCACCAGCGCCCAGGAGAACGGCAAAGGCCATCGGCCCACACGCTGACAAGCTAATCGGTCATCTGCCCGGATAACGCCTGCGGCCCCAAAAGAGGCTGTCAACAAAGTAGCAAAGGCTACTCTGCAAGCGGGTTATGATCGGACAGAGTATGTCGAAGAACGAGAGCGTTGCTAGGGCTCAGCACAGGGCTCACTACTACGCAGCAAGCCCTGGATCTGAGACCTACACCGCTGCCGCCTGAGCAGCACGCAGCTTGGCCAGCTCTGCCTGCATTGCAGCCAGCTCTGCCTTAGTATTCGCAAGCTGTTGCTTGACTGTCACCTTACCGCCCTTGTCAACACGGGTATCGTGGACGGAGACGGAGAAGCCCGTGACCTGTCCAGTTGTCTTATTGACCTTCGCATGAAGAGCGCCGACCCTCATGAAATCCTGAGCGGTCGCGCTGGCGAGCAACGTCTTGTTGTTGCTGTGGAACTGGGACTTAGCTAGCTCAAACTCCGCAAGTGCTTGCTGCTTAGTCAAGCCCGAGGCGATGCGTGACGCGACGAGGAGCTTTTTCGCGCCTGGGCGAATCTGGCTCGCATTGATGGGGTCCGACGAAGAGACAGAGACGGCGTTGGACGCCGACGTGATGGCCGCAGTTGCGGCGGGGGATTCGGTAGTAACACTCATGTTTACTAGATTAGTAAGGTTACGAGGATAAGGATTAGTTAGGACCCTAACTACCTCTCAAGTTAGGGAGCGGGGCGATGCCTACACCGCCTCACCCCAGGGCCGCTACCCATAGGACAACGCGAAACCCAAAGGGCTATATTACCTTAGTCCTTGAGCACCAACGAGTTACGTGATTAGACTTAGGAAGTAATCTTCACTAAAGTCTTTATTGCAAGGGATTGGCAGTAATAGCGAGGGGGTGCCTCCGGGGTGTAGCCCCTTCGAGCGCCCCACTGCAAGGATGGGGGTTTTCTGAACTTTCCAAAAACCGAATCATGCTGTAAAGTGACTGCACGATGAACCTAGAGTCAACCAATAAGAGACAATTCCCCAAAGAAGGTCGCCCGATAGCCAAAGATATCACAAGATATCCCGAGTTATCACAGGATAGCACAAGATATCTTGGGATATCCACCAGACATACCCGAAAGTTAAAATTTATTTTCACAAAATACTGGATTCGAACGTTCGGACTATCACCAAAGCGGTTAATCGAGTGGTTAATCGTGCTCAAGACCGAGCGCAGGCTGTTTCTAAACCCAAAAACCACCCTTTCCTTGGCTTTCTACGCCCTTTCGGCCCTTTGGACGGGTCTCCGTACCCCCAAGGCCCAGAAATCGATCCTGTGGCGAGCCCGCATGGGTGCCTGTGCCCTTTGCCCGGTCTACGATCACCGACTTCATGCCTGCCGGTACGATCAATTGGGCTGCGGCTGTTACATGCCGTTCAAATCCTTGGCGAAATCGGATACCTGTTGGATCAGACAGGTCGATCCCAATTCCAAATTTGGCCACAAAGCCTAAAAGGTAACGACTAACTGTCGTACATTCTTTTCTACCCGAGTTAAATCAATTCTACTCGTGGTGGCACCACCGAGCTAGGTCAGGTTAAGTATTTGGTAACAAACAAGGTGCATCACCGAGAGGCATCACGAGGCATCACCAAACGCGGTGGTGCCACCAAACTAACTTTGTGGTATCCAACCACTTCTGTGAAAAGTGGCACAGAGTGGCATAGAGAATTCTCTCTTTTTCTTTTTTAAGTATTATATATATAAGGGTAACTGGGGCCACGCCCCGCCATTATCGACAATATACGATATCCCATACAATAGGTTTTGTAGATCGCTTCATGCCACCATTTTCAATTGTAAAAAATCTTTTGTAACAACATCACCTTGATCCTTTTATAGAATAGTGGCACCACGGATGGTGGCACCACGCTCCTCATATAACCACTTTTTACATATGTAAAATTGTAAAAAGTGGTTACTAATTCCGAAAATTAATTTTAAAACTTGTAAAATCTAGTTACAAAAAAACCACGTGTAACCGTGGTTTTAAAATTATTTTTTGGTTTTGGACTCTTTAATTAATTTAATCTGCCACTTTTTCGACGGTTTAAACGCGGTGACGATATAACCGTCGCTAACCAGAAAGAGCAAACCGGTGGAGTAAAAGTACGAGATGCCTTTTCGGACGCCGCAAAATCGGAGCGTTTTTAGGTCGATTTCGCGACCCTTTCTTTGAACAATTCTACGTTCCGCGTGCTTAGTCAGCGTCACGAAACAACGATTAACCTTCTTCGATTTCGCGATCAATCACAATCACCCGTCGTTTCTTGGCATCACGTTCACGCCTTAACCAACCATAACTGTTGGCTTCTGCCACCTTCACCATCGTTTCGGTGAAGTATCTTGGGCCAAATTTGCGGGCTAACATATTAGTCAGTTCACAAACGAGAAGCTGTCTCAATAGTTCCGTCGCCGTTCCCGACCACCGGTCAACGTTTGGCTCCGCCTCTGTACTAAAATGATGATGCCTCCACAGTTCGACAACTTCTAGTATGTCCCCACTGTCAGCCGTACTCTTCGCTGCTTCGACCATGACTGCGTCGTGGTAGGCTGGGAGGCCCCAGCGATGTGCAACGAAGTCGGGTTCCAATAAATCTGTTCGCGTGAGCAAGTCTTGTAAGAAATACGGTAGTTCTTTTCTGACAAGTTCCTCGCGGGTATTGAAATCCCCCGGAATACTCATGGCGGTAGCTGTCGTCTCGTAGAAACAGACCTTCATCCCCATTTCGTTTTCCAAATCCGGCAACATTGAATTCCCATCGGTGGTATTATTTAAAGAGATGAATAAGAAAGCGTTAGCCTTGATAGATACTTCTGTTCCGTACTTCTCCGCAAATTCGAATTCTCCATTCGACACAAACTGCTTAATGCATTCGTTGTAAGCCTTGCGTGCCTTCCGTCCACCGGAGACCAAACTCGTATCGTCGATTCGCCAAACCGGTTGATAGAATATCTCGGAAGTGAAATGGCTATTCTTAGCGAGTACTTTACCGGCATTGGCATCTCCACCAAAGATTTGAGAGACTATCACTTTCGGTAAGAAGGTCTTACCGGTACCGGCGGGGCCACGGAAGAACAGGATATGACCGGGCATGGGTGTCCCACTCAATGCGGCTTTGTAGCGCATCTTTAGCTCCGATAGGAAGTGCAGGTGTGCTTCTTGGCTAAAGAAGAACCCGTTTAAAAAGTATTTTAGGTTGGCGCAACTCCCAGCCTCTGTAGCCGGTTGCAGTATTTGTGCCCGTGCTGAGTTTAGATATTGATTATAGCCGGTATCGACAATAGTTTTGTTGACCAAGGGGAAGGGAGCTAAACCATCGATCAACTTGGTATCCCTTATAGTCATCATCAGTTCATCGGCTGGAGAATGTGTGCCCCCCTTGGGTACTCTATCCGATACCTTATAGCGTATAATGAGCCGCTTCTTTAAATCCGTGGCATTCTCTATAGTGATCTTATTGGCAGTGACCTCGGTGCACTCGTTTGTTATAGTAGCATATTTGTTCTTCTTCTCCCAATAGTATATCTTCTCCAACGGCTCCGCTAATGAGAGAACTCTATACTTAGCAGTGAATCCGGGGAGTATTTCCTCCCACGGTAAGAATCTTTGCTCGCCAGAGAACGCCATAGCGCCAGCAGATAAAATTACACAACCGGTCGGATCGTTCGCGGAGTCGTCCCAGAAGCGAACACAACGCATTCCCAACGATAGTGATGTGACTTTCCCCGGCCAACGCTTTTCGATCTCAGTAAAAACCTCGTCTAGTGGAATCTCCACACCCTCAAACTCCCGCGCCTCAGCGTGCTTGCTCGACTCAATCCACAGCGGTACGATTATTCCCTGAGACACTCGGACGTTGGATACCTTCCAGCCAGTACCACAGAAGAAAGTTTGCTTTGGTGAAAAAGACAGTGGATCGATGTGGGTTGCGACCGATACCACACCGAGGGAATCCTGAAGCTTAGATGACATCCACTTCCAAGACTTCTCACTGATGAATGGAACCGGTTGTTCGAATAACCAGATCGCGTGGACACCGCCAGATTTTGATCGATGCCACGCAGTCGGTGGGTGCTTGCAGCGGTCGACGTTTGATTGGATTTCTTCGTCGGTGAATTGTATTCCTTTTTTTGCGAAATCGTAGTCGGCGACTAGACCGAAGATTTTTACTGGGGGGTTGTTATCCGATACCCGTATTGGGCTTCTACCCTCAAACACCGAGTACAGCGGTAGGTAGATATCAGCATCCTCCTTCATCTCGGCGCTGATTATCTTCGGTGTCGGAACCGTGTTTTCCCAAGGGAACTTTAGATCGAGGATGCCGCCTTTGAGGTTCTTAAAAATAATCATGGTTCGAAGAAAACAGAGTGTTCACTAACCAAAGTGGTTAGTCAACCAAATTTTGAAACAGTTGGGGTAATGCCCGGCGTTTGTTCTACCGACGGTCCTTCAAGATTATGGTAGAACAGGGGATAGGTTAAAGCGTCGTACACATGGAGGTGCTCGCTTCTTACCGGTACGAACGGGTCGCCCTTCTTCGATTCGAGCAATGTTAGGGCGGCAATTACGTGTTTGCATCGTGCAGAAATGAGAATTTCTTGACGGGACAGCAGTCCGCGCAGCAACTTAATTCTCCCCGCGACACTCCCATCAGGTTTAGAGCATGGTAACATTCTAATGGGTTGCTTCAAGTAAGAGTAGTTGGCGAGCAACTTGCGACTGATTTCCTCGACTTGTTTATTGTCGTAACTTCCGCTAGCAGACCGGTATCTGTCAAAGGCTGCTTTATCGCTGATATGAGTGAAGGTCAGGGATTTCTCTTCCTGTTCACACCAGAATTGCATAGTAGCCAAGATTCTCGGGGTCAGATCCTCCATCGATAATTTTTTTCCGGTGCTCACCAGTTCGTCCAAAACGACCCAGATCGTCTTGTCTTTTGTAAAGCGTTGTTGTAACCACACCACTGCGTGATTTACATCGCCCAGATCGTAGCCCACATCGAGGGGGAAGTTCGGGTTTGGGTGCGGGACTGACAAAGCGTCACCGCATAAATGAATTTCCGGGACGTAGTCCGAACCGAAGATCGATTCGCCGCTCGGACGGTCGATCCAGATGCCTTGCACCATTCTTTGAAATTGAATCGGATCACTTTTCGTAGACGGAACCACGACGCGCTGGTAGTACTCTTGTGCACGTGGGCTCGGGTTTCCGCTGATGGGGTGATGGATCGCAACCGAGTCGGGGAAGGGTTCATGAAAGGTTCCTTCGTCGTCGGTATATCCCCAGAACATCTTGTGTACCCAGTGTGACGGACCTGCGGGATTACAAGCGCCAATGTAAAATTGATCGCTAATCGGGATATGCGCGAGACGACCGATCTGCTCAAACAACGCGTGAAAGTATTCGTCACCGCCGATATCGGTCAATTCGTCAACGAAGACGGCGCTCATTTCGACGCCTTTAATTCGATTCTGAAGTGATGAACCGTGTGGGATCGAGATCAAATGGAGAATCGAAGTCGTTCCAAATTTATTTGTAATCTCGCAAATAGTATCCTTCTCAGCAGTCTGCCGGGGTTCCGAGTAAGAGAAGCCTTCGAGGTTAGCTTTCCATTCTGGCAAGATATCGTTGATCAGCTTGCTCCAAATACCACCCGCAGTCGCCTGACGTTTAACACCGGTTACGATCAGTACGCGGGCATTATGGAAACTCCAAGCGTGTCTAATTAGTTTGTGGCCCACTCCGTAGGTGTTGTGGTTAATGATTCCGTTTGCTACGAAAGACGGGTGGGCGCCCATAACCAGATCAGCTAGATCGGCTTCGCAGTCAGTTACTGAAACCAATTTGATCCAAGTTTTGCTTATCCTATAATTCTCGTGGGCCTCTCCAGTAAATTCGCAGCTTTCTACGAACTTTCTGAAACACGGCACGTCTTTTACCTGGAGGAGCCTTCTATTTTTATAATGAAACTCTCTGTTTAGTTTGTGGGTACTTATATACCGTCCCCAAGAGTCCCGGATAGCTTTCTTGGCTGGGAACGGTAAACCGTGTCTGTGGGCGTGGTAGTCTTTTTGGACTAACCTTGCCTGTTTCCTAGTAATTCTAAATCCTACGCGTTGTCCGAACTCCCAAGCGTGTTCACCCATACTGGTTAGATCCCAAGTTGGTCGACCGCTTGCCGATTTTCTGAAACGCTTAATCCCCAGCACTCCTAACGCTTGCAGCAGTTGCTTGGTGTCGTCGATTAAACGCTCGGAGGTACTCGTAAAAGAAACGGTCCCGGTTTTTTCTACTGTTCCGTCGGTGTCGTAGAGTCCTTGAAGGAAGGCAACGATGATGTTTCTTGGGGACTCGATGATTATGTCGGGGATATGTTTGAAATAAGAGGTAACGTCTAACCCCATAGAAATAATCATCTTGCGGAATCTCTGGTCTCCAACGATACCGTAAGTAATCAGTTCTTTTCTCTGAACTAGACGACAGCCGAGTTCCTCAACGGCAACCCGAACAGCCTCTATGCAGACCGGATCGGTATTTGTAAACGCGACAATGTGCTTTTTAGCAAAGGACATACTTCCATCCCCGATCATGGCCCCCAGAAGATAGGCTACATTTTCGGTTATCACTACCCCTTCGTAGGATATGGGCTCTCCGGGCAAAAGATTTTTATGCTCGACGGTAGGGGTCCAGTATTCTTTCCCTAATTTTAGACCCTCTTGTATTTCATTCGAGGACACCCAGTTAAACTCTCCTTTCTCGTCTACAACCCACAGAGGGTGAATGGGTGAGGTTTTAAATTCAGATCCGTCGTCAAATAAAATATTTTTCGCCGTCCTGTTTGGTTCAGAGTAGTACTCCGATACTGGCCCGAAGAGGTGCTTCGAGTTAACTTCGTCAAACGTCTGGACAGAGCCACGAAAATCTTTCAGCGAGGACAAACGACGCAATCCGTTCTCGGTGTATACTATCGCGTTGGTTTGAATACACTTACCCGAGAATCTCTCCCCGTGTGCGAGCATCACCATAGTACGAGCGTTGAAAGCAACCGCCTGCTGTTCGCCCAAGCTCGGCTTCCAGTAGCCGGGGTGGGGCTTGGCCGTAGGGACTTTAGCGTTAGCTTTGGAGTAAACTTCCGCTAATGTTTCTAGATCTTGTTCCGACAGGGTGTTTATCTTTCGCGCCATTTGAGAGTCACCTGTTTAAATAAAAACTGAGCAAGGTAGCAGTAGAACTCCTCGCCGCCCGGAGTCGGTTTAAAACCCAGCCCTCTCCCCGCACTCAGTACCGCGTGCGTGATCTCGTGTACTAGACACCCTTCGTCTCGATTACGCAGCCAGATTATGCTACCCGACGATCCACATCGATAGCATACGCCGTCATCGGAGAGTTTTGGTATATCGCTTAGGGTGTCGTCCTCAGGTTTCAGTAGGCACGGCGACGATTTGATTATCTTCTTGATATCGTTCGGGTTAAAAGGGCCGATCTGAAATACAAACGAACAGGGATAGATAGCCGGGTCAATGCGCAGAGTTACTGTTTTCATATTTTACTAGGTTTCAGTGGTAAAGTGAAATTACTCCGTATCGGTAGTATCCTGTTCCCATGCCGCTACCTTGCGTGTTACTTTTTTAGCTTTCTCAACCTTCATCTTCTCGACTTTGGCGGCAACGAGTTCCGCGTTCTCTCTATCTGAATTGAGCTTTCTGAACATTTCAGCTATGTGCAAGGCTCGGTCGATGTATTCCAATCGGTACTCGTGGGATGACTTCGTAATCACACCTTTCTCATTGATCCTATCGAACTTAGATGGGTTGGCATCGAGGTCGGCCAGAACTTTGGTCAGGTTGTTGAACTGGAATAACAATTCAGAGGAGGTATAAACAATCCCTCCTCGGAATAAATCAGTAAGACTTTTCCAATGCTTACCATAATTCTGTTGGATCGAGAGTAAAAACTCTTTCCGATCCCCCGCTAAGTCGGTGGCTTCGACCCCCTTTGATAGCAATTTATCCTGCTTATTGAACGCCGTCGCTAACTTTTCATCCATTGGGTCCGTCACGATTCGGTCGATCTCCCCCACCTTTTCTTCCGGCACCGTAAAGTTAGGGGACCATTTAGCACGGATGGCGTCAATTCGCTCGACCGCATGGTACACACGACCAACGTCAACTCCCAGTACAACAGCAGCTTGTGCACGGTTTCCGTGGGTTGCCGTCAGGGCTTGGTCGATCCGGACTATTTCGTCCTCGGTGTAAGGTTCCACTCGAACATAAGAACCGACGGATAACTTGAAGTCAATACTTGACTGGTTACGAAATAACTGAGGAACTTTTCTTTCTGCACTTGACTCACTAAAACGGTTATGGTTTAACTCTTCTATGGCTAAGAATAAAAACCGTTCGATTGCGTTTTCCGACGAGAATCGCGAACTGCTCAAGAAGATTGCCGACAAACTCAAGCGGTCGATCAACTGGGTAGTCAACGATCTCGTGGAGAAGCACGGTCCTACGCTGCTTTAAATGTTAGAGCTAAAACCACACCAACTAGCAAACGCCAACGGTTTGCTAGAGGCTTTTCGTCTGCACGGACGGGGAGGCGATTTCAGTGACACCGGTACTGGTAAGACGCTGACATATCTGCATCTCTGTAAGATGCTGGGAGCACAACCGGCGATTGTGACAAGGCTGTCGCTGATACGACAGTGGAATGATGCGTGTCGCCTAATCGGGGTAGAGCCGAAATTCATCGTGAATTACGACCGGTTGCGCTCCAAGACATTTCCGTATATCTCGTGGACTGAGAAGGTCTCAAAACGCCGTCAACCGGACGGTTCGATTCGGGAAAAGATTAAACGTGATTGCGTTTGGGCCTCCGACTTAGGCCGGGTAATCTTCGCCTTCGACGAGGCGCAGGCGTGTAGAAGTGAGACCAGCTTGCAATCAAAAACTCTGATCCGTGCTCAAGATAAATATAAAACAGCCATTATTACCGCTACGCCCTTCCAGACCCCACTCGAAGCGTTTCCAATCGGGATGACACTTAAGATGTTCTCAAGCCGCGATTACTATTACTGGCTCCACGAGCACAAGTGCAAGAAGGACTTCTTCGGGCATATGCGGTTCTACGGCAACCATGAGACTATGATGGAAATCGGTAAAGAGTTGGTGGCAGAGAAGAAGGTAGTACGCACGACCCGTGATGAAATTCCGGGGTTTCCTCAAACCGAGGTGAGCGTGCTGCCAGTAACGGTTGGCGATCCGGGCGAGGTACAACAGGTCTACCTAAGATTACTGGAAGAGTCGCGTGCCCTCGACCTAGTACGGGCACAAGAAAAAGTACCGGAGGAGCTACAAGAATTCGCGGCTGAGATAGCCGACGTGCTGCCGATTACGAAACTCATTCGATTACGTCAAGAGGCTGAACTTCATAAAGCTGGCAATCTTGCTGAACTAGCCTTCGACGCCCGATGCAAAGGGGACAAGGTCGCGGTCTTTGTCAACTTCGATGCGACTATCGAAATTTTGATGAAACTTTTAGGTACCGACTGTGTTGTTCGTGGTACCCGAGGGGGCGATAACGCCCAGCGGTGGAGGGCGGTACAAGATTTTCAAGCCAATAAAACCGACTTCATAATACTGAACAATCAGGCTGGTGGAGCTGGGCTGAGTCTACACGACCCGCTTGAGAAGAGACCGAGAACCTCCCTGATTAGCCCGCCGTGGAGTGCTGTTTGTCTCAAGCAAATACTGGGTAGACCGCAACGTCTTGGTGGGGGCTACTCTACGCAGAAGCTGGTCTTCGCTGCTGATACCGTCGAGGAGCAAGTCATGGAGCGGGTGCAAGCGAATTTAAATAATCTTGATGCGTTAGTCGATGCTGATCTGGATGTTACGAAAATGCAAAAAGAAAATCTTGTGTTCTAGTTAGCTGTTAACCATATTGGTTCCATGCCCGACGCACATCACCACTACTCACCTTCCGCCTTGAAACACTACGCTACCTGTCCCGGATTTGTTAAAGAGGATAAGGAGAACGAGCAAGCAGCGGAAGGAACTAAACTGCATAAATGCGTTGAGGTTAATGATTTGTCCGGACTTAATGACGAGCAAGTAGCCCTAGCTAAGTATTGTTTAGATTATCTAGCGATCTTCGAACGCGGGGCCGATTCGATCTACAAAGAACTCTGGCTCGATCTCGGAATTACGAGCGGAACGGCTGACCGGGTGATCATCAAGGGTCGCCATGCCGAATTACTCGATTGGAAGTTCGGACGCAACCCGGTGGAAGATGCGGAAACCAACATCCAAGGATGGGCCTACGCCTGCGGGGTATTCGAACGATTCAACGTCGATTCCGTTCGCGTCCATTTTGTACTCCCCCGGCAAGACGTAATCGACGTAGCCATCTTCAGCCGGGCGCAGTACAGCTCTATGAAACGAGCCGTCGTTCGCATAATTGGACATTGCGAGGAGTACCAGAAGAGTCATGACAGTAAGATGCTTAACCTGACCACGACTACTTGTGAGTGGTGCGCGATGAATGGTAAGTGCACGGCGACTCGAACGCTGGCGTTAACTTACGTCGCTAAGTACGAGCGTTTGGAGCTAGTTAACACCGTTCACAGTTCTGAAATTACCGACCCGGCAGAGGCAGCTAACTACCTGAAGCAGATTCGTGTACTGGAGAAAATGGTCGAGGGTGCGAAGAAGCACTTGATTGAGTTTGCCAAGTTGAACGGCGGTCTGCCGGGGTATAAATTCGTGGAACGCTCGGGGGGCAAGTACATCGACAAACCATACGAAGCTTATCAGCAGTTTAAAGAGATTTAACAGTAGACGAAATTGCTGCGTGTAGTAAGATGGACCTGACAGCAATTATCGAACTAGTCAGGGAGAAAACGCCGAAAGGAAAACAGAAAGCGGAAGACGCCTTACTAGCACAGCTATATGCCACGGAGATCGTTAAGGATAAAGAGTCTGTGATCTATCTCAAAGAGGATAAAACTTTGTCAGTATAACCAACAAAACAAAAAATAAATGAAAACATCATTCGCAAACATTGATCCTACTAAGGATGCAGTCGTACCGGTCGTGCCAACCTCAGCAGAAGCTATCGTCCCCGACGATTTCTTTAACAACGACTCTGGGATCGACGGTGAGATCAATAGGTCCGATATCAGGATGCCGTTCTTGAACCTCGTCCACGGTGTCGGCCCGCTAAGTACGAAGGGTTACCTGCCCGGCTCAATCGTATTCAATCAGGAGTCGTTGCTAACATCGCCTACTCAGGGCGTTATGAGTCCTGATAAGGGGGTAGAGATCAGCGTAGTTCGCGGTAAGAAGGACTACTTCGAGTATATTAACGACGCTCAGTTTCAGGCCGGGGTGCGTCCTCGCCACTTCAACACCGAAGCTGAAGCTCGTGCTGCCGGATTGTTCAGTGGTAAGGAGTGCCGCGAGGATAAGACCCGTGGTCGTTTCGGTCCTGCTCTGACTCTACAGGTATTGGTAAAGGGTCGTCCAGAAGACGGTTTTCCAATCGACTTCGAAGGCGCGTCATACGCAATGGCCGCACTTACGCTGAATAAATCGTCCTATTACGCCGCTGCGACAACGCTGATTACCTTCATGGACCAGTCTAAGCAGTTGGGTAGGCCGAATTACTGGTCGGCCTTCCAGCTTTACACGAAGCAGGAAAAGCCTCCGGGGTCTGCTAACTTCGTCTGGTCATTCCGCGTTCAGAAGTCCAAGCGGAACAGCGAGCCCTTTGTTGCTATGATTAAAGACTTGCTTGTTACTAAATAACATTTACCGCTGCCCTGCGGTAAGCACCCGCTGACAGACCGGAAGTAGTCTGTCGGGGCGATTCGTCCAGTGGTAGGACCGAGAGAATATCTCGAAACGAATGTTCGATTCCTTCATCGCCCCTTTTCTTTATGAAAATACTTACACTAGGTCATAAATACGCACTTGATCATTTTGAAGCTGGGCACCCAGTTCAAACGATTCAGTTCATCGAGAAGGCCCCCGTTGCTGGCGGTACTTCTCTCGTAATAATCAACGACGGAACGACTAACGAAGAAGTTCTAAAGATGATGATCGACCGGATGAACTATCTCCAAGCTAAGTTCCCCTGTCGGGAGAACGCTATCGTTATAACCAAGCTCGAAGAATCGCTTATGTGGCTCAACAAGCGTACCGCAGACCGTCAGGCCCGAAACGTTGAAGGAAAACAGATCCCATGAAACTTAAACTAAGCCAAGTAGAAAATATCATCAATCATCTTCCCGATCAGACTTCCCGCGAGGCTGGTCACGCTGCTCTCAATCTGCTCAAGGACCGCGCTAATGACGAGGCGGAGCCGCCGAAGCAGCACGCGAAGAAGCAGTACGTGATTCTGGACCGGGAGACATTGGGCTGGGCGATTCAGATCGAAGAGTCCGAGAGCCCCGCCACGGCAACCGACCGGATCAAGCGTGCTATGGAAGAGTTCAACGCTTCGAAGAAGGGACGACTTTGCCCGGTGACAACCTTCGCGGAGGCGTTTGAAAACGTGCCCGCTCGATTCTTCAAAAATAATGGCGTCTGGATAAAGCACAAGATCGCTGCCTACGCCTTTAATATTTAACACTTTGGCCCCTCCGACAATTCGTGCGAAACACTCATATCTACCCTAAGATCGACGAGGCGGGAGGGGGCCATTAAACGTTGAAACCGGTTAATTCTAGAAAAAGGCCGGGATCTAATTTCAGTTTTGGGTCTGAATTAAAATAACAAAACCCTTCAATTTCAGAATATGAGTGATAACGGTAAAGGTGACAGTCCCCGGAATTGTTTTTCCGACAATTTCAGAAACAACTACGATAACATATTTAGAAAATGCCAACCACCCCGCTGCCCAATTTGCCAGTCGCCCTTGTCGACTACGAAACGTACTACGATAGCGAGTATTCCGTGCAGGATATGTCGTACTGGCACTACTGTCACGACCCCAAGTTCGACGCCTACCTAGTTTCAATCGTAACGTCGGATGGATTTGAGTGGGTGGGAAATCCCAAGGACGCTCCGTGGGAGAAGATAGCTAACCACTACTGGGTCAGCCATAACAAGGCATTCGACGAGACCGTTCACAATCGGCTGATAGAGTTAGGAATCGTATCAATTAAACCAGTCTACTGGGGCGACTCGATCAACCTCTGCGCGTGGCTGCGTGTTGCGCGTGCGCTGAACAAAGCCGTTTATATTCTGTACGGCGTCGTCCTCGACAAATCCGTACGCGACAAGAAGACTAAGGGTAAGAAGTACGCCGACTACAGTCCGGAACTGAAGGCAGAGGCCCACGAGTACGCTCTCAACGATGGCCGTTGGGCGTTGAAAATATGGATGGATAATATCAACAAATGGCCTGACCACGAACGACGGATAAGCGATTTGTATATCGCACGGGGGTTGAAGGGATTTTATGCTGACAAGGCCGGAATCGAGACCGATTTAGTTGTGTTGGAACGACTGATGTTCGAAGCAAGATCGAGAATACCGTGGGCTGACAATGAGAACGCTCTGGTGTCTAAGCCGCTCTGCGACTTGGAATGTCAACGCAATGGGATCGAACCCCCGGCTTCCCTCGATATGAAGTCTGAGTCCCTTGAGGAATGGGAAGAACGCTATGGAGAGCAGTACCCATTCGTAGCTGCGATGCGCGATTACCGTCGGGCGAACATGATTGCGGAGCGTCTGAAGACGATGCTGCGCTGTTTGAAGCCGGACGGGCGAATTGAATTTTCGATACGCTATTTGGGCACTCATACAGGCAGAACAGCCTCCGGGGAGAAGCATGAGGCCAAGAAGCGCAAGACCTTCAACCCTTTAAACATGCCCCGCGACCCGCTTTTTGTAACAAAAACATGGTCAACTTTGTTCTCGAAAAAGGATATTGCCCGGGTGAATGGGTTTATTAAAAAGAATGGCAAACTACCCGACGACGTTCTCCATAAGGTTGACGTTCGGGCGAAGATTATTGCTCCCCCCGGTTTTAAATTTGGGATTTGCGATGCGGCACAGATTGAGGCAAGAATCACGAACTGGATTAGTCAGAATAAAGAAATGATGGACCTAATCCGTGCAGGATTTTCCGTGTATGTGGCTCACGCAAAAACGACAATGGGTTGGGAAGGCGGGGATCTTAAGAAAGAAAATCCCCAGAAGTATGCTTTAGCAAAATCTAGGGAATTGGGCCTCGGGTTCGGATGTGGACACGTAAAGTTTATTATTATGGCCCCGCTTTACATTGAGCGTGAAGATGTTGAGATTATTTTCGGTGCTCCGGTGAGCGAAGAAGACCGACAGAACTATGTGAACTGGCTTCTACGCACGAGACAGACCGGACTTGTCAAAGTATTTGAATCGCTACCCGACGACAAGCGGGTTCAACGAGTTAATTCTTGGAAGATTGTTCAAGATTTCAGAGCGAAACGGCCCGGTCTCGCTTCGAATGATCCAGCCAATCCTGGACTTTGGAAGCGGATGGACAACGATTTACAGGCGAGTATTGGAGGCACATATGAAATTGTACTTCCTAATGGCCGGGTGTTGACCTATTTTAACGTACGGAAAGAGGGTTCCGAAATTAAATGTGAACCCGTTCGTGGAGAGCGCACTATGTTCCTGCACGGAAGTAAGTGCCTCGAAAACACCGTCCAGTCTTTTGCTAGGGAAATTTTTGTACATCACCAACTTATGATGGACGATCTGGGTTACTGGGTGGTTCTCGACGTGTATGACGAAACAGTATTAGAATTGCCAGAAGGCGACGACGGTTCTAAAGTAGTCGAAATCATGAGCACCACCCCCAGCTTCGCCCCCGGTCTTCCGCTCGGAGCAGAACTTGAAATCAGTCAATATTACAAAAAATAATGAACGACCTCGAAGAAAACCCCGATCTGGCGTTATTGCAAAAACATTGCGACCAGTTGATGGAACATTTTGAGACGTGCCGGATTTTTGTTACGCGACCTTCCGACCAAGGAACAGTAACCGCTTCTTTCGGAAGAGTTAATTGGTTTGGTCAGTACGGGCAGATAAAATTTTGGATTCAGATTGAAGAGAAAGCGTTTAACCACGAACAACCATGAACGTATATAAACTAAAAGAAATCGTAGATGAACTGATTGAAAAAAGACTCGGACCAGCCGAAGTGACCGTTGGTCCGTACCCGTCGTCCGAGGATTTTACTATCCGACCCGACAGTCATAACGTGAATCGGGTTAGAATAATCCCGATTAAAAACAAAGATGACTAAGGTTCTCGGCATTGATCCCGGCACACACGCGGGTTGGGCCGTAGTCGAGGACAACAAACTCCTAGACTGCGGCCCGATCAATGGGATCGTGATGAAGGCCCGACCGGGGTATCGGTATCGATTATTTTACGAGTACTTGGGTTCTCTGATTACTCACTGGCATCCCGATGCGCTGTCTTACGAGATATGGCATCACCATTCGGGCACGGTTGCGGCAGAGGTGCTCGGCGGTTACAAGGCGATTATCGAAATGGTAGGCGATTTAAGGGGATTACCGCTAATACCTTGTGAAGTTGGCGCGATCAAGAAGTTCGCCACTGGCAGCGGTGCTGCAAAAAAAGATAAAATGGTGCTTGCCGCGAAGCGATTATTCCCTCAATTTGGTGATAGATTAACCAACGAGAACATAGCCGACGCAGTCCACATAGCGAGATTAGGAAACCAATTGCATGAACGAGCTGGAAAAGAAAATCTTAAAAGCCTATCGGTCCCAACCGCTTAAATGGTCGCTTAGTCAGGGGGCTAAAGGTGAATGGCATCTCGTCGGGCCGTCGCCGGGGTTTATCGTCATAACGATTAGCCCGTTACGATCCACGTTTGTCCACTATACTTTTAGTACGATCTTCAGTCTAATCCTCTGGATAATCACGCTACCCCGACGCCGTAAGGAAACTCTCCAGCGTCGGGCTAAGGACCAGCAGCTTTCCGAACAGACACTAAAACAAAAAACAGAAAGATTATGAACCTATCACGCGCTCAGTGTATTGCAGCAGTCTCGGCAATCGACACGATTACCGACGCTAAGAACGGATATACGTTGGATCACAAAGTACGATACAAGTTGCATCGGAACTTTGATTTTCTGATTCCTGTAGCCAAAGCGGTCGAGACTACTAAGATGGATTTGATTGCTGAGATCGCTCCGGAGTCTAAGGAGATTAAGCCGAACACGCCCCAGATGACGCTGTTTGCTACGAAGTGGCGGGAGTTTATGGAGACGGAGGAATCCTTCGACAAGATGTTCTGCGTAGCCCTTTACAAAGATCTGCGTTTCGATATCAACGCGATCACCCCGGCGGTGTTGGCCGATCTGGGTCCGATCTTGCTTGACGAAGAACCCGCGCAGTAACACTCTTACCTCACGCTATGAATAAAATTTCAATTGACTACAAGGGTAACGAGGAACTTCTGGCTCTCTTGGAGGGTTTTGCCCCCGGCGATGAAGTGACTCTTCCGATCAAGGTGACGGTGACGGCTAACGACAGTGGTTATTTCGAGGGGGAGATCGATGAAATCCAAGCCGACGGTAAGGAAGCTGAGATGGAAGACGACCCAGAGGACTCCCCCATCGCGGTTATGATTATGGCCAAGAAGGGCAAGAAGATGCCAGTGAAACCTTCTGAAGATGACATGTCCACTACCGAAGTATCAACCAGTGAAGCAAGCACCGAAGAATGATCCCCGGTATACGGCGAGAGTCGCATTGATTAAAAACCACTACGACTCTATCGCCGATGAAATTACGTGGTCAAATGAACGCTTCCGGAATCTCTGTAATGTCATGGGTCTCACGATTTACGAGATGGCGGCTTTGCTTCGCGTTCGTTGTTGCGATGTTGACCTGTGGCTACGCGACCGGTCGTACCCAAAACCAATTGAGTTGCATTTGACTCTGATGGAGCGTAGTTATCTTCCAAGTCCAACACAAATATTTCCAAATGTTAATTGATTTCGATATTCTTGAAAAGATGGGCACCGACAAAAGTGCTATACGTAAGTTGTTTACCGCCCAAGCGACGGACGATAATTTCGATAAGCGCGATGCTTGGGAAAAGGTAATCCAGTCGAGAATATCAGAAGGTGTGGCTTGGAACACCACTAACTATCAGTGGTTTGCATCCGCAGATTTGATCTGGGATAGTAATATGATTACGAAAGAACTCGTACCTCTTTCGTTATATGCCCAAGGTAAGATTACGGCTCAGATGGTAGCGGCACAGCTTAAGGATTTGTCGCCCGAGACGCTGGCCACGTTTGTCCGAGAGACACCAGCCGGTCCGGTAATCAGTATTCCGGATTTCTGCAAGGTAGTGGTCAATCTAGGTCGGTCTTTCATCACAAGGCGTACCGCCGCAATAGTAACCAAGTACGATGCGCTATTTCCTTTCTTTGAATACGAGCCCTTGTCGACTTCGTTTGTAGCAAAACTGAAGGCCGATGTTTTATCTCAGCGGATTGAGATGATCGCCAACGCTTATGGTTTCCGACACGATAATGAACAGATTGTACGAGAAGTACTTATGTACGGTCGCACACTTGAGTTCGTTACCTGCGCTTGGGATGTCGAGCGGGGGTTAAGGAAAACCAAAGACGGTGGGGTTGAAAGTTTTATTGCTCGCGAGGGAATGAGCTACGCTCGCCCCCACCAAACGCGAGTCTTTTTCGATTCCAGCTACCCCCTCTCGTCGATTAACACCGACTCCGGTTGTGAATATCTGGGTTACTGGAACATCACTAAGTTTCGCGGAATCAACAAGAATCCGAAGTTTTTCAATCGCGAAGAGATTACCCGTACGAGTTCGGTTGCTACGCGAATTGCCGCCGCTCGTAATTTTCTCGAACTTTATTACAGTACTTCCCCCGTTAATTTTCCCTCCGATCAGCGTTCCGATACTCTAATGGCCGCGAACGAGCGTGAACGTGCTACTGGTGTTTATAGTAGCGAGGATTACGATAGAAGCGTGGTTCTGACTGAATATTTTGAAAAAATAATCCCGTCCGAAAAGGGTCTCGGTACTTACCCCCACCCCGTTTGGATTCGATTGATCGTGGCCGGGGATAAGACGGTAGTGTACGGAGAGTTCTTGCCGAGTACCCCCGCAAACTATTACAACTACAACTGCCACGACGGTAAGATTCTGAATAACAGCTTCTTGCACGACTCGATGCCTTGGACAGACCAGACATCGAACATGCTCACGAACTTACTCTATGCTCAGAAGGCTGCGTTGATTCGGATCATTTCAATGGATGTGGGTCAGTTGACCGAAGAGAACGTAAAGAAGATCCGGGCTATCGTCGAAGGTGGTGAGATCTATAGCGCCCCGATCTTGGCTGAATTTAGAATGGACCAGTATCGCGACATGGGTATTAACCCCAAGGACGCGATCCAGGTAGCCGAGACTACGGCGATCAACGATATCACGATGTATATGAGGAGTCTCATGCAGATCGTAGCGTTGGCCGAGAAGATGCTGGGTATGAGTTCAAACGAATCCGCCCAGAGCGAACCCCGCGAGATCTCCGCAACGGAGTCCGCCAACATTTCGTCGGTCGTTAATACCACCCTGGCGTTTATGTCCCGGGGTATCGACGAAGGTTTGGACGCGAAGAAGCGTCAGATCTACGAGTCTTTCATGGCAATGGGCGCGAGTAAGATTGTATCGCCGGTCGTGGGTCGCTACATGCCAGCCACGATTAAGGCGGCTGGATTTACCGTACTAAAGGAAGGCGAGGAACAGGTTTACGAAGGTTCTCGACCACTCCAAGTAACGTTGGAAGGTGACAAGACGGCTATCGAATACGATTATAATTTCTCGTCCCGCGACGGTTCCGAGCGTCCGAGCAACATAAAGGCCGCAGAGGTTCTGGTTAATTTACTGGCTCCCCTGCTCAATATCGAGGGGTTTCCACAGAAATTGGGGCAAGACCGCCTCTTTACTTTGGTCAACCACATTATCAAACTTTCAGGTGCTGGCGTCGACGCTCGCCTCGGAATGAATGACGGTGAAGACGGGAAGATGCCAGCCGGTGACGCGGTGACGGACAACCAGAAGGCTGTCGAGGATGCGATAATGACTTTGACTAAGGCTATCGAAACGGATCGGGCGCGGATTCAGAAGATTCAGCAACAGATTAACCCGCAACCAGTTCAGCAGACGGCTCCGCCAGTTTAAATTTTAACCCAACCATAAAATGAATCAACCAGAAATTAATGAAGCAGTAGCATTTGAAGAACCGACACCCGCGAAGGTAACGCCCGTCGTTGCTCCAGTAGAAGTCGTTGACCCCAAGAACGATAAGATCCTTAGTGAACTATTGGGATACTCTGTCAAAGAGACGCCCAAGGAGGAGCCTGCTAAGGTTGAACCCATAAAGGAGACCCCCAAGGAAACGCCTGTTGTCGTCCCCAAGCAAGTAAAGTTGGTGCGCACCCCGAAGGTTGTTCTTCCGGAACCCGATGTTAAGGCAATGGTCAAAGAGGAGATTGCCAAGGTGATTCCAAAGGTTGAACCGATTAAAGAAGATCTGTCTACCCTGACCCCCGACGAACAGGAAGAGTTGGCTCTTGCCGAATTTATCGAGAAGAAGGACGCTTCCCGTAAGGGCTTGCGCGAGAAGACTAAAGAGTTTTTCGCTAAGCAGAAAGAGTTTATCGCCAAGAAGAAAGAGGAAGATGAGGACTACGACCCCAACACCGATCCCAAGTACGCGAAGTTCTTGAAGGCGTCGGAGCCCCAACTGAGCCCAACGGAACGCAAGAAGTTTTTCCGCGACCGCGTCGTCGAAGAGGCTGAGATCAGAGCTAAGGATCGAGTTATGAGCGAAATGCGCCCGGAATTGGAAGCGATTAAGCAGCAAGCCCGCGAGGCAACGGAGCGTCCCAAGGTGGAGGCCGAGGTTAACCAGTTCATGACTAACGTACTGGGTATTTTACCTTCCGAACTGATCAAGAGTTTCGAACAACACAAGGATATAACGAAGGTCGCCGCAGAATATCCTATGGAGTATGCTACGGTGACTCCTATCGTAGAGGGAGCTAAAACGTTGGCTTCTGAGTATTTGGCGGTTAGTCGAGGGATCAAACCCCGCGACGAGAATAACCCAATTCATCGTTTCATCAAAGGTTTTATTAACGAATCTGTGGGTAGTTTCGAGAAGACTGGTGGGGATTTGCTTGTCCAGAACGGGAAACAATTTGTTCACCCCGGAAAGTTTAACGCTTCTATGAGCGCAACTCACTGGACGCTAACAGATTCTGATGTTCTTGAAATGCTCAAGGCCCGCGCCGGTCGGGAAGTGACCTCTGCGCTAAAGTCGAAACGAGAAGAATACGAGAGGGATGCTAAGGCCCGCGAGATCCGACAGAAAGCTCAGAACCCCCCTAAGCCTATTGATGTTGTCAAAGCGATCCCGAACGCTCCTGTTAACAGAGGAGAAAAGCCGAATTTGGGCGACGACGATATTTTGTCAAAACTGCTAGGTCGCTGATAAAAATATCAGATACTTACGAATTGTAAAAAGATTCGTAATAAAACCACTAACATTAACGTGTTAGTGGTTTCCCTGTTATATTGGTCGAGTCTAAACGACAAAACAATATGTCTACTCTACTCGACAAGTATCGGATCGTAAACGTTCCGGAAGCGTGCGGCGGTGATCTCACTGCTGCTACTATTACAGGTCTTACGGCTGCTGGTTTGGCCGCGTATGCAAACACAGAACACGCGATGGCTAAGGTTATGGCTGAAGCTGCCGAAGCTCGCGCTGTTGGCGTAGTTCCTTCTAGCCTTCAGGTTCTGCTCATGAGTCGAATCAAGGAAGTCGATAAGGGTCTGATTCAGGAGCGTAAGGTTCCCGGTCAGAGCATTATCATGCCTCTCTCGTACCGCACCCGTCGTACAAATATCAACGCGGCCAATTTCGTGATCACCGCCGGTGGTGTTAATGCTCATGCAGGAACGACTTCCGGTGGTATTGTCTACCCTACCTCGGCTTTCGATCTTACCGTTGGTGTCGGTCCTTCTGCTTTTGCCTCTAACGTGGTGAATATTGAGAAGCACTTCCTCCCCGGTGAGTACATCTACGTGGAGAATTCCGATGCCGGGCAGGTTGCTGGTGCTCAGACGGCTCGTACTCTCGCCTTCAAGGTGATCACTTCTGCTAATGTCTCAGATTACGTAGCTACCGTAACGGTTGCTCCGAATCTGACGGACACTTACTGGGGCACTCTGAATGGCGGACAGCAGGCGGTATTTCAGCCTACCTATGGCGTGATCACTGGCGGTACTAACTCGGTTCGCGACGAAGAGAACTACTGCTACAATCAGCCTAGCGACCTGTCGGCCTCTCTAATCGTCGATTGGCATCAGACCTCTCGTTATACCCAGTGTTATGACGACGAGTATGAGCGCATCCTCGGATTGATGCTGAAAGGTGATGTCAACGAGTACCTGAAGAAATTCCAGTACCTCCCCCTCGCTGAGCAGAACAAGCTGCAACGTCAGCACTTTGACCGCAAGTGGATGAACTCGGTGTTCTTCGGCCAGCAGATCAACGAGAAGCAGGTTGAGTCGACCTACGCTCAGTTGCCGCAGGTTCTCGATCCCGAGAACGGTGCCATTATGGGTTACAAGGCTAACGCTTTGGGACTCAAGACGCTGCTCAACGCAGAGTCTTGCGTGATCGACGCCGCTGGCGGGCCTCTTGATCTCGACCTCCTGTTCGGGCTTTGTTACGAAGCCAAGCGTAATCGTGAAGTTTCCGGCGATAACGTGTCTGTTGTCAATTTGATGACGGATAAGGACTCTGCTAATCTGATCGATATCGTTCTGACTAAGTACCTGAAGGACACCTTCGGCTACGTTGCTAATCGCAACTACTCTGTTGGGCAGGTCATGGATAATGCTGGTCTGGTGAAGTTTACGTATAAGAAGTATGATATTCCTGCCATCGGATTCCAGATCGCAGTGTTCGTCGATCAGTTCTTCACGGATCATGCTCGTAACTTCGGTAATGGTACTGGTGGTTTGGAGGGTTCGGTTAATTTCCGTGCTCGCGGTAACGCGATCTGGGCGATTGACTGGTCCGACTTCAACATCGGAATCGTTGCGACGGCTTCTGCGAAGCGCGAATACAAGGGTCAGGCTTGGATGGAAGCATTCAGCTCTTACAATTGTATTATCAAGCCGAACACCCGTCACGTGGACTTGCGTTCGACTACGTGGACAACTCAGCTTGGTGATGCCAAGAGGAGCTTCATGATCGAGAACTACAGTCTCACGACTTGCCCGAGTGTAACCTTGAGCCCCTGCGCTCCCGGTTATACCTCCTAAACAACTTAGGTGAGGTTTTCTGGTTCCCTCACCTATTTCGGTGGATTCCCCAGAGCGGGTAAATTCCTGCTCTGGGGTTTCTTTAAGAACATACACACTAAACCTCTTAGGAAACTAATGTTGATAATGGGTGTGTTTTAATACCAGACATTTTCCAGATGAAGAACCTCATTGCCGCGATTGCGTATTCTCATAAAGATGCTGAGGCAGCAGCAAGGCTGTTGGCCTATCTCCGCTATAAAAAGTGTAAGGCTCCTCTTTTCATATTCTGCACTAAGATCGCGGATAAACTACTGATAACACGCAAAATTCGTAAGTGGCATACCGTTCACGTAGTTCCCGACGAGAACGAACTCGGTTGGCCGGTAAGTGCAACTCATTTGTTCGTGCGTACTCTACAGGCGACAGACAAAGACGTGCTGTGGGTCGAGCCCGATTGTGTTCCTTTGACTGACGATTGGTTTGAACGGATTAACTCAGAGTGGGAAAATTGCTCTAAACCATTTATGGGCAACCAAGTGGACGCGAACGCCTCTACACCAGCTCATATGACGGGCACTGCGATCTACGGGTCAAACTGGCGTAAGTATTGTCCAGAGTTGGAATCTTCAATCGTTCGCGATGCTACCCATTGCGGTGCTTGGGATGTCGATTGCCGGGAGAACCTGCTTAAAAACTACCAGCGTACTTACCTAATTCAACACTTCTGGCATCGGTTCGATATTACTAAGGAACTCCCCGTTGACCCCCGTGCTGTACTATTCCACCAATGCAAGACCGGATCGCTTATGTACCAGCGCGACCCCGACTTCTTTTCTTCATCTGAGTACTTGACCTTTTTCCCAAAACTAACCATAACCAATCGTATGCTCAAATTTTATCAGGTGGCGAACGCTCGGATTCCTCTGAAAGTTGCGGGAAGAACTTTCCAGTTTGAACAGACGGAGATGTTAGGCGGCTCTGTGTGGGGTACTTATAAAACTTCTGACGCCGAGGAGATTCGGCTACTCGACTCGATGGTAATGGTCGGAAGGGTATATGAACTGACCGATGACGAGTTTGCTATCCAAGAGGATAAAAAAAAAGTTCGCCAGCAAGTCTCGAACGTGATCGTCTTTCCGCAATCCAGTATGCAAATCCCGCGCCCAAAGGCAAATGTAGAGCCTGCGGTCGTGGTTAAGGAAGAGTCGATCAAACCGAAACCTCTAAGGGTTAAGAAACAAACGGCGGTCTAAATAGGGTTTTCTTTATGGGTACTTGGGCAACATTCAAAGCGAACGTAGATAAGCGGCTTACCGTTTATACTAACGCCGTCGGTTTGACAGATTTAAAGGCGGCTCTGGTCAAGAGCGCGATTCGCGATCTTCAGTCGGCTATCCCGGCTTTGCGTTTGGGAGTAATTCAATCGCTAACCCCTACGGATTTCAATGCTTATGGCTACGGCGCTCGTATCGATCTGAGTCGGCAGTCTAATATTGTTGACCTGTTCGCTCAGAGCACCGATGGGGTTTTGTCTTTCTATCAGCAAGTTTCCGAGGCGTTCCTGAAGGATATTTACATGGGAACGGTCGAACAGCGAAATAAGGTGTTCGTCTATAACCCCGGTAGCGGAATGCTTGTTCTGTGTCCTTCTCCGATCAACGATCTGGTTACAATCAATATCGTTTACGATACTACCGGGGCTTCGTTTGCCGATGTCGATACTGTAATTTTTGACGATGATGTTGAGGCAGCGACGGCAGAGTATGTGCTTTCTCGCTTTAAGAGAGACCGAGATCATGATTTGGCTGCGGCGCAGATGTGTAACTCCGAGTACCGCAGATTGAAGCAGAAGATTTTTTGTGATTTCAGGGAATCTGAAGGCGTTCGGAAACGCAACCACGCTCCTATTTTCACAGCGGCCCCGTCGACGGCTCCTGGCTATGTTCCGCTCATTCTCGTCTCCGTTCCCGCCGCTCTCGGCTTTGGCGCTCCGGGCGCTGTCGGTGAGATGGCTTTGGATGGGGACTATGTTTACACCTACGATGCGGTAAACGGGTGGGCTAAATCGGTTCGAACTTTTTAACATGAGCTTCGAAACAGTAAATGCCTTAACGAACGAAGCCGATATCCCGGCTTCGGTTAGTATGAACGTCGTTGCGGTTCCAGCTTCTCTTGGTTTTGGTTCCCCCGGAAACGAGGGAGAAGTTGCTTTTGATGGGGATTACATGTACGTCTACAGTTCAATAAATGGTTGGTCACAGTCTTTAAGAACAATATGAAAAAAATACTATTCCTTTTGCTCCCGCTTCTCGCGTTCGGCGCTGCCAATGACGTTCAATTGGTACAACGTAATGCGGGCAATACCCAGTTTATAACGAGCGTCGTACCGGCAAGTAACGGCGGCGTACTTTATTTTAACGGTACTGTCCCGGCAACGTATGCGAGTACTGCATTTGGTCGCTCGATGCTGGGGTTGACCGACGTTAACGCTCTGATGGCGTTGATGACTTACCAGCCACTCAACGCTAACCTGACTGCGCTGAGCGCGAACACGCCCGCTTACTATTTAGGTCGTGCGAATCATACGGGAACTCAGTTAGCGGTAACGATATCTGATTTTTCTACTGTGGCTTCTGCTGCCGCCCCCGTGCAATCTGTGGCGGGTCGTACCGGTGCTGTTGTAATCGCTCCTACCGATCTAGTTGGGCTGACTGCCGCTATTGTTGCTGCATCGCCGGTTCAAAGTGTCGCTTCTAAAACGGGCGTAGTCGTTTTGCACGATACCGACATTGTAGGATTTAACGCCGCTGCTTCAGCGGCATCGCCCGTACAATCAGTGGCCGGTCGAATGGGTAACGTAGTAATTACCTCTTCCGATCTTGCTGATTTCGACGCCGCCGCTGCTTTAGCGGCTCCGGTGC